CGTTTAGCTCAATCAGCTTTAGTAACAAGTTTTGCCGCTTCAGCTATGACTATCAAAACATTACAAGATGGTGTTTCTGTTTTAGAAAGTAAAGATATTCCTACATGTGAAAACGGATACTATAAACTAATTTGTCATCCTAATGTGTCTTATCAAATAACAACAAGTCCGGGATTTAAAGGGTGGATTTCTCCTACAAGTTCTGAGCCTGCTAAACAATCTCCATCATCTGTTGGTATCGTGGCAGGTGTTGAAGTTATTCAATCAACACTAGGATACAAATACCCATTATCAGGAGATACATTAAGCACATCTTCAGGTAGTTTGTATTGTTCATTATTGTTTGGTGATGAAGCTTTTGGTACTGCTATGATTAGTGGTGAACAAGGTGAGTCAGGTTTTAATTTCTATTTAAAACAATCTGGCCGTGAGTCAACTAATGACCCAACAAACAAGAAAAAACAAGCCGCTTTCTCTATTTATGGAGTAGGAAAAGTATTAAACAAGTCCGCAGGACTATGGTTATTAACAACTAAAGTTTAAGGCTTAATTTTTAGGGGTAATATTAATTTATTACCCCTTTTTTTTTGCTTTATTTTACTTTTATGTTATTATAAAGATGTTCACTTAAACCATGTTAAGGAAAGATGAGCGGCTTTATTGCTGTTCGTCTTTTTTTTTGGCTAAAATTTATAAGGATTTTTATGTCACAAAACCAATACGATCAACCCAAAACCGTTTATTTTGCTAGTAATGATACGTCATTTACTACAGGTGACGGTACGGTAACACTTGATGTTATTGGTACATTGTTACGTAATAGTGTTGATGGTTATATTATTAATGATGGTGACGGAGCTATTACGGTTACTTTATCGTCTGATGGTACTAATTATGGTAATAACATTCATACCATTAAAGACCAAGTGTTTAGTTTAAAAACGTTATCAATAGCAAAAATAAGGCTTGTCGCTGTTGCTACAAGTGCCTATCGAGTATTTTGTGTTTAGGAGGAAATTATGCCCTTAAAAAAAGGTAAAAAAAATATTGGTTATAATATAAAAGAATTAAAATCATCTGGTAAACCTAAAAAACAAGCTGTTGCAATCGCTATGAAAAAAGCAAAAGGTAAACGAAACTATGGGAAGTGATTTAACAACGTTACGCAATTTATTAGAAACTCAATTAAATGTAGGTACTACAAGCACGTCCTCAGACCCAAGTTCTACGACATTAAATACTTACATTAATAAATCTATTAGAAAAATTGTACGTGAATCTGAACCAGTAGAATTATTAAGTGCAACACCTACTGATATTAATATTGTTGCTAATGCTAATACTGTTACTGTACCAAGTACATTATTAACAACACATAATGTTTATTATAAAGATAATAGCGGTACTTTTAAGCGATTAACAGCTATGCCATATAAACAATTAGTTGCTGAAACAGGAGCAAATAACTTTTTTAATACTTCTTATACAGGTGACCCTATTTATTATACTTCACGTGGAACAAGTTTAGTTTTTAATAGATATTTTAATCGAACTGAAACAGCGGCAATAAAAGTTGATGGTGTAACTGCACCCACTACATTAAGTAGTGATTCTGATACCACTGAATTACCTGTTGATTACGATATGTTAATTACTTATTTTTCAGCATTTTTTTATTATCAACGTGATGACGATTTTCAAAACCAACAAAAATTTCAACTGTTAGCACAAGAAGAAAAAACACAATTATCTGTAGATTTAGATAAAAATAATGAATCTGTTATTATGCTTGATCCTTCATATTTTACTCAATTAAGACGTAAAAATGATCCTAGTGTTTTTTTTAGTGGGTAATTAAAATGGGAAATTATCCATACGCAGAAGTTAAATATTTTAGAGGCTTAACAACCAGTAGAGATTTATTAACTTCAATAGCAGGACAATTACAAAAAAACCATAACTATCTATATATGCCTGCAGGGGGTTTAGAAGAACGTGGGGGCGGTGCAAGGCTAACACAAAATCCTAATTCTAGTAGTGATGCAGATGACCCTATATTTAGTTTATCTAATTATATAGCCCCTAATAATTCAGAATTTTTAATCACTAACCAAGATCAAAAAGTTTATTATTATAATAGTGGGTGGCAAGATGCAAACGCTAGTTTAGCATTAACTGCTGATAAAAAAATTAGGTGGGAAATGGCAGGCTTTGATACTGCACGTGCTATTTATGGAGCGTCAGGAGAAGCCTATTTAGTAAAAGTTATTGGTAATACCCCTGCCGCTACTAAAGTGACTTCTGGTATTCCTAGCGGTTTAATCCAATTAAAATTACATAAAAATAGATTGTTTGGTGTTGATAATGAAGATACGTTATATTTTACTGAAATTCTTGATTTTGATAATTGGAATACGACAGCAAACAACATTGAAATAGCTCCGGGTATTGATGGGGGAATTAGAGCGTTAGAAGTATGGGGTGACGCTCTTTTTATTTTTAAAGAAAAGGGTGTTTATGTTTTACCTAACGCTGATTTACCTGTACCTAAAACAAACTGGAATGTTTTAAGAACGGATGCCATTATTGGAACACAAAGTACAGATAGTGTAAAACGTACACGAATCGGAATTATGTATTTATCTAGTGATAACTATATACGTTTAATTAGTCCAAACATTACCTTTTCTTCTGGTGAATACCAATTAGGGGGGTCAGGTAGCCCTATTATTAGCGAGGATATACAAGACGATCTTGTAGAATTATTAGACACAACAAAAAAAGCTAACGCATCTGCTGTTGTTTTTAATGATTTATATATTATTAGTTTTCAAAGTGTTAATAATGGTTTAACGTATAATGATCTTACTTATTTTTGTGATACTACTAAATTTAATCAGTTACCTAATATTCCACAACCACAACCTTATTGGGGGCAATTTACAGGGTTTAATTATGATTTTTTTGCTACGCAATCAGCTAGTGATACTTTAAAATTATATGGTGCTAAAGGATTATCTGGTGCAGTTCATGAAACATTAAATCCTAGTATTCATAATGATAATGGTGAAGCTATTGTTAGTAAGGCTATTTTAGCGTGGTTACCTGTTGGCGGTTCTGGAACAGTAAAACGAATTAATAATATATATTTTTCAGGTGATACTGATAACTGGAATATAAATCTTGTATTTAATGCTTATCGGTTAGGAAAAGAATTACCTACAGAAGGGGAAGGTATTTCACGTATTTATACAACAAGTACCACCGATGCTTCTTTAGTAGGTACTGGTGTTGTAGGAACAGCTGTTATTGGCGTACGTGGTTTATCTTCATCACGATATAGTTGTAATTTACGTGGAAATTATTTTGTTGCTGAGTTTGGTAATGATAATGCTAACGAGTTTACACGAATTTTAAAATTAATTATTTATTACCGTAATTTATCACAATCATAAAGGAGAAAGAAAACAATGCAATCAACACCTAATGAAACAGCAAATACAACCCCGATAGATGATGCTAGTTATTTGTCACCTGAACAAAAACAATTAGCAACTGATACATTTCAAACGCAGGTACAACCATTGCGAGAAGGGTTTGAAGACCGAGTAACTACAGGTTTAGAAAGTTTAGCTAGACGAGGTATCGCTATGGGTGATTTAGGGTCATCCTCTTTAGCCGATATCTATAAAGAACAAACTAAAGCAGAAGCACAACTAGCAAGTCAAATTGGTACAGGTATAGGAGCTAAAAGTTTAGATCAAGCCTTCCAATCAGCAGAAGCCGCAAAACAAAGAGAATTTTTAACAGGTGAACGGTTAGGGGGTGAATCATTTAGAAAATTGGAACGAGAAGGAGCAGAGTCATTTCAAACAAGTGAAGCATCTTTAGATAGAGCAGCACGAATAGAGGAATTAAATGTATCACAAGATGATAAAAAAGAATTGTTAGAACTTAATTCAGATTTAGAACAAGAAATGTTAGATTTAAAAAATTCTTTTACAACAAGTGAACGAGAAGCAATACAAACGTATGAAGAAGCCTTTAGAGATCAAAATTTTGCAAACCAATTTGACTTAATTAAATATCAAGACCAACAAAGACGTTTTGATTTAGCAGATGAACGATTATTACAAGCTATACAAGCAGGGCAAGTATATAATAGACCACAACCAGAGGATTTTAATACTATTGAAGACGGTGTAGATGAAGATGGAAATCCTAAGTTTAAACTTGATCAAGAAGCCTATAATGCTAAAGTTTCAGAAGTTACAAATGCTAGAAATGAAGCAGTTAGCCGTTTGCTAAGTTCAGGAACAGAACCTGTTTTAGAAGATGGGGAAATTGTATATGAAGATGTATTAGATGAAGGCGGTAATCCTGTATTTAAAGATGTATTAGATGAAAATGGAAATCCTGTACTTGATGAAGATACAGGTGAGCCAAAAAGAGAAAAAGTAACTCAGCCAAAAATGCAAAATATAAGTATAGGTATACAATTCACACCATTAGAAGAAGTTCAATTACAAAGAATAGCTAGTGAATCGGGGCTTTCAGTTGAAGACTATACAGAACTACGAACAGCTTTAGGAACTGAACAATCTGCATTTATGTTAGAGGTAGACGATAATGGAGAATATATAAATTTAAAAGAATTTATAAGAGATCCAGAAAAAGAAAAAGAATTTGCAAAGAAACTAGCAAAACTTTCAAGACCACAATATACGGATGAGGGTTTAACAGTTTTATGTACAGAATTATATAGACAAGGAAAATTATCACGTAAAATATTTGTTGCAGATTGTAGACATGCAAAAAAACTTAACCCTTTTGTACACAAAGGTTATACATATATGGCTCAGCCTTTTGTTAAGTTAATGCAAAAATCACCATTATTTACTGATTTAGCTAAACCTATTATTACAGCATGGGCTTATCATATGGCTTTTAAAGAAAATGTTGTAAAAAAAGACAATTTTGCTGGGAAATGTATTTATTATACTGGTGTACCTATTTGTTATTTTGTTGGAAAATTTTTGTTAAATAATAAAAGTGTTTTATTGGAAAAACAAAAACATAATAACATATTATGTATGTTGTGGAGGTAAATTAATGTCAGGAAGTTTATTACAATCGTTAGGGTTACAACCTATTTTAGATATGAGAGAAAGGGAAGCTATGGCAGTAGGTGATGCTTATAGACAAAAATACGCACAAGAATTTCAAGCAGAAGAAAATAAACGTGCTAGACGTGCAGGGTTATTAACAACGATTATAACAGGGGCGGCTACAATAGGGGGTGGTATGCTTGGTGGCGGAAAAGGGCTTTCAGGTTTATTTAATAAAAACAAAACACAACCAAGTCAATTTACCCCTCGTTTATCTGGTAGTAATCAATTTAACCCTGTTTTACCACGTTTATCTAATAATCAATATAATTCTCCATATATTCCTAATATTGGGAGTAACTTATAATGGCATCATTTGAAGAAATACAAGACAAAGGGTTATTAGCGGCTAAAGGGTTACAATCTTTGTTAATGGAAGGAATTGGAGCTGTTCAAGGTGTAGGACAAGCTGTTGGACAAGGTATTGGCCGAACTACGCAAGCTGTTGGACAAACTACGCAAGCTGTTGGAAGTGGGTTATCTTCTTTGTTAGAAAAGCCCATAGAGGGATTTAAAGGTTTAGACCCTTATACTAGAGCTGAAATAGGCGGTTTGGTTGGTCAGGTTATAGGAGAAGCTTTAACAGGACGAGAAGCACCAAAAATGGCTGAAACTATTAGACAAGTTCCTGCTGTATTAAGAGAACGAAAAGAAAAACAACAAGAAAAACAAATTGAAAAATTAAAATTATTAAGAAAGACACAAGCAGACGAACGAAAAGAAGAAAGGGCAGAACGGAAAGACGCAAGAGAAGAACGAAAAGAAGAAAGAGAGCAAAAGAAACTTCAATCTGAATTTATTAAACAAGGTCAAGTTGAATTAGATCAAAATAATATAGGTTTAGTGGAACAATTATTAGATAAACCTTATGGAGATAAATACATTACCGTTTCAAAAGATAAAAATATTGCTCCAATTTTTAACCAAAAAAAATATGAAGATGATTTAGCTAGTGCTAAAAAAGACATTGAAAAAACAGAATTACAATTTAAAAAATATGATAATATATTAAGTGCTATTGATGATCTTATGTTTGTTAATGAAAACGGTAATCTTCAATTAACCGAATTAGGAAATGCTATTACTGCCACTGATACAACAGAAGCATTAATAGAAGCGGGAAGTAGATTTATAGGAAATCCAAAGCAAAAAACAGCAATGACAAAATTAAAATTAATACAAGCTAATTTAGGGTTTGACGAATTGCAAAAAATGAGAGAAGCAAGCCCTACAGGGGGAGCTTTAGGTTCAGTATCTGACACAGAAGTAGGGTTGTTAATTACTGCACAAAAAGCACTAAATGAAGGAATGACCCCCAAAGATTTTGCACTAGAATTAAATCGTCTAAAAACTGGTCTTTTAAAATTTAAAGAACAAGGGATTCTAAGCGTAGACGATATATTGAGCAGATCAGTTAGGAAAACAACAAAAGTTAGAAAAATATATGACCAAAAAACAAAAAAACTAAATGAGGTCAAAAATGATTGAGGTACAAGTAGGTAACGAAATAATAGAATTTCCTGATACTATGTCAGACCAAGAAATAGAAGAGGTTTTGAAAAAAGAATATCCTAGCCAAAAAGAAGCTGAATTTGTACCTGAGCAACCAAAAACATTGAGAGAGAAAATAGCTACAGGAGCTAAACTTGCTCCATACGCAACGTTAGCACCACCTTTAGCATTTCCTCCTGTATCAGCTAGTATTGTAGGAGCATCACGACTTGTCGAAGGGATAGCAGAAGGGGAACCAGTAACAGAAGCAACAAAACAGGCGTTAAAAGCAGCAGGGATAGATTTAGCGTTAGGTAGTGTAGGAAAAATAAAAAAAGTTGGAAAATTATTATTAAAGCAAAAAAAGAAAAATGTAGCAGATGTAGCAATCAAAACGGCAGAAGATACGGTATATGAAAATAGAGACATACTTAAAGGAATGAAAAAAATACCTATAGCCAAGCTAAGGGAAACAAAAGAATTTACCGATTCAGTCGGGGCTAAAATGGGGAAATCGTATGATGCTCTTAAAAAATATATAGTTAGCAAGCAACAAAAAGCGGTTTCTACTGGAATCCTGAAGAAAAATCCAAAGGCAAAAAAAGAATTTAATAAACTGTTAGGAAAATCAGGTTTAGAACTAGACCCTATAGTGGCAAACAAACAAGTTTATAATAAACTATTTGATGAGCTTACAGACCCTAATTTAACAATGGATAAACTATATAAAATTAGAAAGCAAGCTGATGAGGCGATAGATTGGAAATCAGGAGAAAAATTAACGCAACAGCCTTACTATCAAATAAGAGAATTTTCCGATAAAGTTTTAAGAAATAAAAAAATAAACACAAAAGCAAAAGAATATGGAGAAAATACCGATAAATTAAGAACACTATTTGAAAACAAGATTACACAACAAGCAGACAAAAAAATAGAAGGTGGAATGGGTAGGTTTGTTAAGAATAAATCACGAGAAGAGCAAGACGAATTACTTAAAATTTATAAAGAAATAAGTAAAAAAGGTGATAAACTAGAAAGTGCTATAGTATCTAATATAGATGAGTTTGTAAGAGCTATACAAGTAGCTAATGCAATACCAAAACTAAAACCTAATGTTTTTGTAAAAACAGTAAGTAAAACCCCTTTTATTGGGGATGTATTAGCTGAAGAATGGAAAAAACAATTACCATTAAGATTATCAGCAAAAGAATTAGGAAATAAACTACTAGTAAAAGACCCAAAAACTACAGCAGTTAGAAAATATCTTGCAGGTTCAGACGGTTTTACACCTATACAAGAAGAAGAAAATAAACCATTAATTAGAAGAAAAATAAAGGAGTAAAAATGTCAGAAGATTATATATCACAATTTTATACATGGTCTACAGGTAACACCATTACTGCCGCAAGGCTTAACGGTAATGTTTCAAATGTTACTGATGGTTTAAGTGGAGGTTCAAAAGCCGCTAATTTAGGTAAACTTTTAGTTGGCGGTACTGAGGTTATTAATTCTAGTAGAGCTATAATTGCTACTGGTGTTACTTTATCAGGGGATATTACATCTACAGGTACAGCCGTAGATTGGGATTTACAAGATAATGTTGCTTCAGCTTTAAGTTTTGATGCTTCTGGTAAAACTGGGTTATTAGAATTTGTTACAACTAATTCAGGGGAAGGGTTAAATACATCTGGTTTCTTAAAAATTGTTTCTGATGCGGCTTCCTTAACTGCTGTAGGTGCTTTTGTTTTAGGGGCAGGCGGTGATGCAGGTTTATTTTTTAACGGAACGGATTTAACAATACAAACAGACGGTGCAGGGGCTTCTGGTATTATCTTTGATTCTGAGGATGATACGTTTGAATTTAAAGGTTCAGGAACATTACAAGCCACGTTTGATACTACAGGTTTAAATTTAGTTTCTGGTGACGTGTTTAAAATTAATGGTACATCTGTTTTAAGTAATGATACATTAGGCTCTAACGTTGTTAATACATCTATTACATCTACAGGGGCATTAAATAGTGGCAGTATTACGTCAGGTTTTGGAAATATTGACGTTGGTAGTAGTAACATTGATGGCGGTACTATTACAGCCGATACAGGATTTACAGGTAATTTATCAGGAACAGCTACAAATGCTACTCATGTAACTGTAACTGACAACGAGTCTACGGATGAAGACAATTTAATTACGTTTGTGGAAGATGCAACTAGCTCTACTGGTAATGTTGGTTTAGAAATGGATGGAAACCTTACATATAATCCAAGTACAGGCCGATTAACTGCTACCCAACTTGCAGGAACGTTGCAAACAGCCGCACAAACTAATATTACTAGTGTTGGTACGCTTCCTAGCCTTACCGTATCAGATAGCTTTGTGCTATCAAAAGGGGCTAAATTATATACTACAGGGTTAAGGACAGTAGACACTTCCGTTGGCACAAGTTATACAACGGTGTTAGATTTTTCCACCTTAGATACTGAGGCATGTAAAGGGTTTTATCTAGTAACAGTTGTAAGAGAGGGAGCTAGTGTTGGAACTCATGGGGTTTATTTAGTTGCTCTTTCAAGTTCATCTCTAGTAGTTCTTTATGCAACTTTACAAGCGGCTACATCCCTATCAGCACAAGCTAGTGGTGCTAATTTTCAAGTTAAAGTATCAAGTGGAACATCTACGATGCACGCAACAGGCATACCGATAGGTGTTACAGGGTCAGACTCATAGAATAAATTTTGGTAATAATATTTAGGAGGAATTTATGGCAATAACATTAGAACAGGCACAGGTATTACACTCAATGTATGTGCAAAGAAAATATTTTTATGAACAAATTTCAGATAAATATATAATTAAGTTTCAACTTGGAAAAGTAACAAAAGAAGAATGGGAAGCTAAAAGACAAGAGGTTAAAGATATGTTCCCATATCCTGATGGTGTTAATAAAGAAGAGGCATTACAAATAATTAAGAATGAAGGAGGATTTTAATAATGGCAAAATTATATAAAAAGGTGGTAAATCATGAAATATTTGTTTAGTTTTTTATTTGTTTTTATTTTTTCTGTTACTAGTTACGCTAGTTTTACTATTAACCCTAATATATCTTTGGGTAAAGATGTTAATGGTAATTCTGCCCTTGAAATTATACCGTTTAATTTAAGTTATTCTCCATCACCTGATTGGAAATTAGACTCGTTTTTAAACGTTGCTTACACTGCACCAAGACGACAAGGGGCTTTTAACCATCATAGTCAGGGTATTGTACTTAGCTTAGAATGGAAACCTGTTAAATTTTTAGAAAAATATGTTCCTATCGGTTCATTTTCAGATTTATCATTTACCTTTACTAAATCGTTTTCTTCTGAATATGACGGTAATAATAACGATGTATCTTATTTACAATCCAGACCTTACGAAAAGTTATCAATGGGTTTTAACGTTACATTTTAAAAGGAGTTATTTATGCCAAACCTAACAAACGACCAAGTATTAGCCATGTATTTTCAATCCTGTTTAAATATTCCATATAAATGGGGTGGTAATAACCCAATACAAGGATATGATTGTTCTGGGTTTGTTCAGGAGGCTTTGGCTACAATTAATCTTGATCCTATAGGTGACCAAACAAGCCATACACTATATGACATTTTTAAACATAGTACAGAAGGAACGTTAGTTAAGAAGGCTAATTTTGGTCATTTATTATTTTTTGGTGAACGTAAAAAAATTAGACATGTGGCTATTGCTTTAAATGCTCATACTATGATTGAAGCAGGGGGTGGGGGGTCACGTGTCACATCTCATAATGATGCTATTGAACATAATGCTTTTGTTAGAATTAGACCTATTTTACGCCGTAATGACTTAGTTGCTATTATAAAGATATATTAAGGAGTTAGTTATGGTAAAAGCATTATTTAAATTAATAAAACAAATAGCAGTTAAACTATTCAAAGAAAATGATACCCAATTTTTAACGATAGCTAAAAGTATGGCTACTATTATCGCTCAAGAAACACCTACAAAAGTAGATGATAGATTGTTACGGATTATTAATAATAATGCTAAAAATATGAGTAATGTAGAAAAATTAAAATTAGCTCAAAAATTAACATCTGAAAATACATTTATACCCGATTTAATTGTTTCTTATATCAATAAAAAATTTAAAATTAAAAAAAAATAAAACATAATCGTTTTTATTTTAAATATATTAGTAAAATTAGGAGGGATACTAATGGTAAGTTTAGACGCTAGTACAATACAGGCCAAAGTAAGGGAATATAGGGAATCTATGATAAAAGAGCATATAGAATCCCACAATTTAACACAAGAACAAGCACAAATTAAACGAGATATTATTGAAATAGGCTTACAAACAATGGAATACGCTTTAAGTGATTTTACCTTAAAAGTAGCTACTGAAATTAAAACATTTAAAACTAAATTTTCAGTTTATGCGTCTATTGCTATTGGAATAGCTACGTTAGCAATACCCTTTTTATCTGATACTATTATGGGGATTTTTAAATAATATGTTAGAACCTACAATATTATCTATGGGTATATTTATATTACAATCTGTTATTTTGTTAATCTTAGGTTTTTTCTGGAAATCAGGATTCTATTTATTAAAAGATCATTTACAAGATGGTAAAAACCCATTAATTACCGAGGATAAACTAAAAATTATGTTAAATAAACATGTTTCAAAGAATGATTTATTAATAGAAAATGAACGGATAAAAACGTATTTTGATGACAAAGATACCCATCTAATGAACATTTTTAAAAATATGTTAAAAGAAGTACAACTCGATATGTTAAAACAATTAAAAGGATTTGAAAAACAATTATGTGCTTCAACATCCTTAAAAAAAAGTTATGATAAAAAAATAAAATCACTTGAAGCCGATATAAAAAATTTAAAAACTACACTTAAATAGATGGTGTAGTATTCATATTCATATCCGCACTATCATATGTGTTTTTTAATCAGCACTCTTTTTTGGATTGGTTTTTTCTTTATTATTTTTACAACATTTATTATCTATGATTTTAACATTGCATACTTTATTTCTAAGATTTTCTTTATAGTAACTTTCGTTATAGTTCTTCCAGTATTCTGTTTCTTCAAATAAATCTACGCCAACCATCGGTATTAAAATATTAAACATCACCCAAAACCAGATAGCAAAAACAAGTAATACGGCAAAAAGTTCATTTAATATAAAAAATTTAAAAACACGAAAAATTTCACTTAATATAATTTTTAAAATAATAAAAAACTTATTTAATATAATTTTTTTTAATATTTTTTTACCAAATACATATATTGTATAAATTGTTATATTTAACATTGTAGTATTTATATTTGCCTTTTTTGTAAATCCTTTTCTTTAATTTGACGGATACGTTCACGAATATTATTGTATACCTTACTATCTTCTTTTGTTGTAGACGTATCGCAATATTTTTTACAGCAAAAAACCTCTTCATTATCTTTATTTAAGTGCTTAACAAAAACAACGGGGGCTGGTAGTTTCTCTAATTCATTACGTTGAGCTTCAATCTCACGTTCATACCATTTTTTAGGGTTAAGAGACAAAGACCATGTTGCAGGGTCTAATATCCAAAAAAGAAAAAACATATATATAGCAAAAAACAACAAAGCCCCTAAAAATCCAGCCATTAAAACAACCGATCCACCACCAATTATAAAAAATTCACGAAAAACAGGCCAAAGTTTTTTTAATATTTTTTTTAATATTTTTTTAAGGCTGGAATATATTGTATAAATGGTTATATTTAACATTATTAAATTTGTGTTTTAGTCATCTAAAAAATTATTTAAGTTAAGCATATATTTTTTTAATTTATCGTGTTTAATTCCTTTAGGATTAGATAATAAACAATTTAAATGATATTGAGATGTTTTCATTGTTTTAGCTATTTTTGTAAGAGACCAACCTTTTACTTTTAGCTCCTCCACTGCATCTAATAACAAGTTATAATTAGCTAAATTGCTTGGTATTTTTTCTATGTTATTGTGTAATAATAATGCTTTATTCATATTAATAAAAACTCTATTAGAAACGCTAATAAACAAACAAAAAGACAGATACCTGCAATTTCATAGTTTGCTATAAAGAGAAACAAAATAATAAGCCATGCGTTTAAATTAAAATTATTATTAGAAACGTAAAAAGAAACACATGACACAAAAATCGTGTAAAATAATAACAGATTAATTTTATCTACAGTTTTATGCGGTCTAAATTTTTCCATCATATTACTAAAAACTCTATTAAAGTTTCTTTTAATGTTGAGCGGTACAAAAAAATAAACGTTATTAACACAGAAACATAAATCATGCCTACTATTTCATAATAAGGTAATCCCTTATAAAAATTTATATACCACCATTTGTTTGGCAAGAATAAAAATACAGCATAACTTAATTCAAAGAGTACAAAAAAAATAATAATAGAAATTACAAAAAACGTTATGTCATTTCCTACCCCTAGTTTAGTTTTAGTTATCATATAAATTAAAGCTGATAAAACAGAAACTAGATAAAGTACGCTGTAAAATAATTTTTTAATCCGCTCTACAATTTTATATGGCCTTAGTTCTTCCATTTATATCACCAAAACCAGTATCATAAAAGAAATAGTAAACATCAGTAGTCTGTTATCCAAACGAGGTAAACCATAAACGTGTAAATAAGAAATATGATAATATTCCATGTAAAACACCCTGTAAAAAGCCACATAGTGACCAAAATTAAGGCCATAAAAACAACCGTTTCAACAAACTTAATTTTATCCCTTTTTTTATGCGGTTGTAATTTTTCCATCATATTACTAAAATCAATACCATAAAATATATAAAAACCAGTGCCTCAGCCTCGATCATTAACTTACCTCTTTGTAAACGTAGCATTAACTATCAGTAATGCTAAAACAGTAACCAGTAATTCAATAATACCGCTATGTTCCATTCTCAACGCCTTTATCAAAAAAATAACTTAGGTATTCTTTATGCAAATTTTTATAATATTCTTTTTCGTTGAGATAAAATTCCGCTGTTAATGATAAGCCAATATTAAAGTTAATAAAATCAGCCATGTTGTAACTTTTACTTAATCGTTTAGTACATGCCAAAGTATCCCTTACATCTCCATTTCTTTTCTTAGTGTAAATAATTTCATGTGTTTTTTTATCTGATACGTCTATAATTTTTTTTGCTAATGTATTAATGCTTATACTATTTCCTTGCCCTACATTGAGAATAGAATGTTTAGCTCCTTTTAATGCACACTCGATATTAACATACACAACGTTTTTCACATAAGTAAAATCTCTAGTTTGTTCCCCATCACCATGAATCGTAATTGGTTTATTTTCTTTTATCGCATTAAAAAAAGCAGGGAAGACGGCACTATAATCGGATAAACTTTGGTTTTCGCCAAACACGTTAAAATATCGAAGGGATATTATATCAAGGTCTTTGTATTTTTCTGCTAATTCTTCACATTTTAACTTTGTTTCTGCATAAGGAGATTTAGGTTTAGGTTTTATTTCTTCATTTTTTGGTAAGATATGAATATCTCCATATACACTACTTGATGATGCTTGGATAATACGTTTTAGATTATTTTCTTTCTTCTTCATATAAGCACAAGCCTTGAATAGCGTATCCGTACCCACAACATTATTATCATGATATTCAGATGGATTATCAAAACTACGTGGAACACTTCCCAATGCCCCCTGATGTAAAACGTAGTGAACACCTTCAAGGGCTTTTATGCAGGTATCATAATCTCTTATATCCCCTTTTATGAATGTAAATTTATCGGATAATATTTGAGGTATAAAAGCTAATTTAGATAAGTTTTTAGTTGCTCCTAAATTATCCAATACAACTACTTTAACATTGTTAATTTTTAGCAAAAGTTTAACAATATGAGACCCAATAAAACCCGCTCCGCCTGTGACTAAAAATTTATCCATAATTACACCTTTTTACTTTTATTTAGAATGAACATAAAAAATAAAACAATCCGTAAAACAACATAATAAACAGTATTATATCCATAATTGCCTTAATCATTTTTTATTAATCCTCTTTTAACAGCCAATTTTAATTTTTTTTGGTCTGCCGTTAATAGACCCTTTTCATGAAGATTTACTTGTAACCCCATGAAATAAATTATTAAACAAAGATCACTTGTTTTTTTTATTTTATTTAAATCAAAATTCGCAACTATAGGGTCATAAGCTGAGGTGATTGGTATATCGTCTTTTTTTATGCTTTTTTTATAAGTAATTTCATTTTTCTTTTCTTTTAATTGTTCATAGAAAAGTTTTCTTTGTTTATGAATTTTAATTTTGTTTGGGATATACAAAATCCAAGTTTTCAAAAGTTTTAAAATTATATTCATTTTTTCAACTCTTTTATTTCAATTATATGAACATCTTTAGAAAAAACACGCTCTATATTTTCAATAATTTCTTTAATACGTTTTTCATCTTCTAAAACAAGTATCTTACTTTCATCTTGCGTAATATTATATTTACCCGATACATAATAAATAACGTTATTAGTTTTAACAGTTACCTGAATATATTTCATTTTTTTATATTGAATAAGTTATTAATAAAATATTTTCTATTTAGGTAATGATCTTTGTTCGTTATGGTAACGGTAATTCCATTACGTTTAATAATTAAAGGAATACCTTTTTTTAAATCCTCGTTTTTATTAATAAAATTAATATCTATTGAAATGTTAGCCATAGTTACCTCTTTTAATGTTAATCTATAACAATTATATCATAATTTATAAACTATCCATAAAGGTTAATAAACGTTTACATTCTTTTTTAATATTAAAAGTTTGCATAGATTGATTTTTTAAAAAAGTAAAATCTCTTTTTGTTTGTGATTGTATAGCAATATTAATACGTTTTTGAATTTCAGTAGAGTTATTATCAGTTAAATATAAACTACCATCTATTTTTTTGTACGGTTCAACATTAGAAGCAACAAGCGGTACATTTAAGTAACTCCATTCAACCCATTTAATACCCGATTTACAACGATTAAATTGCGTATCCCTTAAAGGTGCTAACCCAATATTAGCATTTAATTTATACATCGAATACAAATAATTCTTAATTGCCCATTCATCATTAGGAGAATTAATAACGTTAGTTTTGAAATCTATAAATTCATGATTCGGTATAAATTCTGGTTTATGATCTCCATACCTGACAATAAAACGTACATCGTCACGGCTATTAAGAATATTAAGGATAGGCTCTATAAAGAGTTTTAAGTCTTCATCATGTCCACCAGCACCAACATAAACAAGGTTAATAGTTTCTTTTTTTGGTAAAGGATTAATATTTTTTTGATCGAAACACATACCAAAATCACCGATATTAATACAATTAGGTGCTATATGGATAGGCTTATCATTGCCTACTATTTCTTTTACACTTTCACCTAAAAATTGAGTAGATGCTATTATGGCATCACTAATAATCATATGTTGAGCGGCATATCTATGGTGATAGGTAAATTTATTTTTATTTGAGGGTGTTACTTCCCCGATAGCGTCATCAATTTCTGCGATGACTTTAGTTTGAGGATATTTCTTTTTTAATTGTTCAATTAGTATTAACGCTTCTTTATTTTGTATTTTTTGAAAAATAAGAAAATCAAAATAATCAAAACATTGTTCAAGTTTAGTAACGATTTTTTGAGACATTTCTTCATGATTAATTGCAAACTTATCCCATGCAATGTTGCTATTAGCGTCAACAATATAATCAATATGGACAATACAATCATCTTTAAATTTTAGTAACTCATTAGCATAATTCTCAATACGCCACGTAACAACACCAATATTTAAAGTAGGTATATAACATATTTTTTTAAGGTGTGGATATAAATCTTCTTTTTTAATTTGCATAAATTAATCCTTTTTAGCGTGTACTCCTAACCATTGAGGAGTTTTCAGTAATATATTGGCCTCTTCTTTTGTTTTTGCAATTTCTTCGCAATAGCTTTTAGACCAAGAAATATTCCAAAAATGCACATTATCTTTATTAAAATATTTAGTAAACAGTTCATATAATTGATTATACTTGAAATCTTGTTGGTGGTAATCTCCTAATTTATTAACATTAGCAATATCAGGGTGAGGAACAGTAACAAGGTATATACCGTTAGGTTTTAAAACTCTATGAGCTTCTTTTATTGCTATTTCAGGGTCATATAAATGTTCTAGCACTTCCCCACAAGTAACCACATCTAAATAATCATCAGGCAAGTTAATGTTTTCCGCTTCCCCAACAATGGCAAACGTACCATTTCTTTTTGCTTTTTTAACTAATTCTGGAACAACATCAATACCAAGTACATGACAATTATTTTGAGCAATTAGAAATCTGCCAATAGTACCAGAATTACAACCAACATCTAAAACATGACTATGTTCTGGCACAGATTGAATAAAAAACTGAAACCTAAAAAAGTCTCTTTGATCTGGCATCCCTTTACGTTTTTTTACTCCATCAGACCTATAATTATCTACATGGTCTTTTATTGCTTCATCTTTTGATTTATATTTCATAGATCAATACTCCTGCAATTATTAATTTCTTTTTCTATATTAATTATATTTTCTGAAATAGGACAATTTTTTTGACGTGTATTTTTATTTTTATTTTTATAATTTTTTTCAATTATATTATTTAGATAATCATCTATTTTTTCCATTGATTCCAATCTTTCTTTTATTTCTTTCTTTATACTGTTTTCTAGTGCTATATAGAATAATAATATTACCAAAATACCTATAATTGATATGACCATTGATTACCCTTTATTATAGCAAAAACTCTTTATTAAATTTGTGTTTTAATAATTTAAAATCCTGTATAAAAGAATTTAACTCATTGTTTTTTGCATCATCAATAATTTTATCAAATTTTGAATTTATTAATACAATCCATTCACTATAAAAATACCTCTTATAAGAATATGCCGTTCCTTTTTTATTCTTGTAAAATTTTATTATTTCATTTTTGCTTTTATATTTCATTAGTACCTTGGTGAAAAATAATTTTTATTAAATTCAATTTGAAATTCAGTTGACCGTATAAGTTTATTGGTTGAAATTGCCCCTTTAAGGGTGTTTACTGGTAACCCTAATTTTTCGATAAACGATACCATTGCTTGTGAATCTTTAGGTAGGCAAGCCCCCCCATAACCTAGCTCACCATCTAAAGCAATTTTATTGTGTGAATGCCCTATCCTGCTATCTTTTAAGAA